GGAAAGGTGTACATGAGAGAAGCTCAAAACTGTTTACCATTAACAATCAGTAAGGCTCCCTCTTCTAGTGTAGAGGCTCAATGGACAGATAGTAATTATCGAGAGAATACAACTAAATTTGGTAGAGATGTAGATAGAGTAGTAGAATACTTAGATCGCAGAGCTATTGTGTTTTTAGAAAGTCAATTTTTACAAGAAGAGGAAAACAGCATAATGGCAGATAACGCACCTAGAACATTAAAGTTTATTAAGAATACGATTAGTTATTTAGTAGAAAAGTATGAGCCACAATATGTCAAGACGGACTAGAATGAGTAGGCGTGTAGCCGGAACAAAATACAGAAGTAATTTTGAAGTAGATTTTGCATCAGATTTAATTAGAAGAAAAGTAGATTTTGATTACGAACCAGATAGCTATGAGTATCAACCAAAGACTACAACATATACACCAGATTTTTATTTACCAGAACAACAAATTTATATCGAAACAAAAGGTTTTTTTACGTCAGAAGATCGAACAAAACACTTGACATTTAGGAAACAACACCCTAACATTGATGTCCGTTTTGTATTTTCAAATGCAAATAACAAACTTACAAAATCTGGAAAAACAACGTATGCTCAATGGTGTGTACGAAACGATTTTAAGTATAGTAATAGAGTTATTGATGAAACATGGCTAGTAAAGGAGATTGAAGAAGATGCCAAAGAAGATTGATGCTACTTGGAAAAGCCCTATAGGGCAAAAACAATTAAAAGCATGGGAAGAAAATCAAAAGAAGATTGCTAAAGATAATGTAAATCATCCATCTCATTATAAAAAAGGTGGTATGGAAACTATAGACATTATGCAAAATTTATTACCATTAGAAGAGTTTATGGGCTATCTAAAAGGCTGTATTATAAAATACATCAGTAGATATGAACACAAAGATAATCCGCTAGAAGATTTGGCAAAAGCAGAGTGGTATATAAAAAAACTTAAAGAAGTAAGAACAAAACACGATGCGTATATAACTTTAGAGAAACATTTACCATGATGCCAAAATACAGAACAATGCAAGATGCTGTGACAGAGTTTCAAAAAGCATTTGGAAGACCCACAGATTTAAAGTTTTCTGATATAGAAATATCTAGTGATGTAGCTAATACTTTTGGATTAAGACAAGCGTTAATTGAAGAAGAGTTTTATGAATTAACAAAAGCTATGAATGAAAAAAATGAACAAGAAATAAAAAAAGAATCCGCAGATCTATTGTATGTTTTAGCAGGGTTATTTGTAGACTTTGGTTGGGATATGCAAGTAATATTTAATAGAATACACGAATCAAATATGTCAAAACTTGACGAAAATGGAAAACCTGTCTATCGAAAAGACGGAAAAATAATGAAATCAAACCGCTATAAACAAGCAGATTTAAGGGGAGTATAATGCAAAAGTTACCATCAGCCTATCAAGAATACATACACACATCACGCTACTCAAGGTGGTTAGATGATGAAAATCGTAGAGAAACATGGGAAGAAACTGTAGGTCGTTATTTTGACTACATGAAATCTAGAGAACAAAACAAAAATGTTTTTGACGATAGCACAGTAAAACAATTACAAAACGCTGTTCTTAATCTTGATATTATGCCTTCTATGCGTTTGTTAATGACATCTGGTAAGGCAGTAGAAAAGTGTAACGTGGCTTCTTATAATTGTAGTTATGTTCCTATAGATAGCCCCAGAGCATTTGACGAAATACTTTATGTTTTAATGAATGGTACTGGTGTAGGGTTTTCTGTAGAAAGAGAAAGCATAATACAATTACCAGTAGTAGAAGAACACTTTGAAGATAGCAGTACAGTTATTGTTGTAAAAGATAGTAAGTCTGGTTGGGCTAGGGCATTTAAAGAATTAATATCTTTATTGTATTCCGGTCAAGTTCCTACATGGGATATGAGCCAAGTACGACCTGCCGGAGCTAGACTTAAAACTTTTGGTGGAAGGGCAAGTGGTCCTGACCCATTAGAGGATCTGTTCAGATTTGCGGTTAATCTGTTCAGAAAGAGTGCAGGTAGGCGATTGAGTAGTATAGAGTGCCATGATTTAGTGTGTAAAACGGCACAAGTAGTAGTAGTAGGTGGTGTTCGCAGATCTGCACTCATTTCTCTTAGTAATCTTAGTGATGATTTATTGCGAGGTGCTAAATCAGGAGACTGGTGGAACCATCATAGTTATAGATCTTATGCTAACAATTCTGCTGTTTATAAAGATAGACCAGAGATGGGTATATTTATGAAAGAGTGGACATCTCTTTATGAAAGTCGATCTGGTGAAAGAGGTATGTTTAGTCGTTTTGCAGTAAAAAAACAAGTAGAAGCAAATGGTAGAAGAGATCCTAACTTTGCTTTTGGTACAAATCCGTGTTGTGAGATTATTCTTAGACCTAATCAGTTTTGTAATTTAACAGAGGTTGTTGTTAAGAAAACAGATACACTAGATACGTTGAAAGAAAAAGTTAGACTAGCAACAATACTAGGAACATATCAATCTACCCTTACAGACTTTAAATACTTGCGTAAAATATGGCAAAAAACTACAGAAGAAGAAAGATTGCTTGGTGTTAGTCTTACAGGAATAATGGATAACAAAATAACCAATGGTGCAAAAGGCAACTTAGCAGAGGTTTTAGAAGAACTTAAACACCTTGCTGTTGAAACAAATACAGTATGGGCTGAAGCATTAGGTATTCCTCAAAGTACAGCAATTACTTGTGTCAAACCATCGGGTACAGTTAGTCAGCTAGTAGATGCCTCAAGTGGTATTCACGCTAGACATAGCCATTACTATATTCGTAGAGTAAGAGGAGACAAAAAAGATCCACTAACACAATTCTTAATGGATAGTGGCATACCTTGTGAAGATGCAGTTGGAGATATAGAAAGTAAGAATACTGCGGTGTTTTCTTTTCCTATACAAGCACCTTATGGATCTGTAGTTAATGATGATCTCAATCCTATAAAACATTTAGATTTGTGGTTGACATATCAATTGCATTGGTGTGAACACAAACCTAGTATAACAATTACTGTTAGAGAACACGAATGGTTAGAGGTTGCCTCATGGGTATATAAGAATTTTGATTATATGTCTGGTGTGTCATTTTTCCCACACACAGATGCTGTTTATGCTCAAGCACCTTATGAAGAGATAAACAAAGAGGAATATGATAAGTTAGTTTCCTCTATGCCAACAACCATAGACTTTTCTAAATTAAGTGAATATGAGAAAGAGGATGGTACAAAAGGCACACAAGAGTTTAGCTGTGTTGGTGATGTATGTGAGGTTGTTGATGTTTGATGAGGACAAAAAAAAAGAGAACAGATACACTCCTGTTCTCACTTTTTCTTTAATGCTTGATGCTAAAAATGCGTTAAATCCTGCTGTAGAAGTTTCAAAAATTGATCCTAAAGATTTTGTTACTCACATGGATGAATATATGCCAGACTTTGATTATACTCAAGACATAGCAGGATTAATTACTCATGTTGCAAATTTAATTGATTTTGTACTAAAAGAAACCGAAGAGTATTGTGGTACAATAACAGATGTTAGCTATCCTAGTGAAAGAGTATCAGGAAAAATACCAGATATTCCTACATTACACCAGACTATTAAGAAGAAAAAACTTAATTAATAGGGTTTGCAATCATATCTGCTTCTAATAATATTTCTTTAATTCTTTTTTTTACCTTTGGTGTAGGTATTTTTTTTACCGCTTTAGCTTTTTTAACTACCTTTGGTTTTTCTTCCATTTCCCTTATATCTGCTAAAACCTCAAATGGTAAACGTATTTGATACTTATCACTATACACAACTATATACTCCTATTTCTTTACTAATGAACCACCAAAATATAACCCCACGATAGCTGATACTAAATGTGTATCAAGTGGTGTTATTACTAATCCTGTCATCTGTTCCCATTTAACCATCTCTTTACCTTCAAAGATAAAGAAACCGGGATTGAATTGTGTCCAACCAACAGTTACAGCTATGTCAGGATAAAATACAGCCACAATCTTAGGCCATACAATTATTGCACCAATGGCTCCTAAAGCTATTAGCCTTCGTGTCCATTGAAAGTGCGGATTTTCGTAACGTCTAGCTTTGTCAATAACCTCTGCTTCTTTGGTCATTGCAGCCATCATTAATTTATTGTTTGCTTCTTTTGCTTTAATGCTTTGACCCCATATTGACATAACACCACCAAGTAATGATGATCCAAGCATTGTAATCAATTCCATAGGTATTCCACCCATAATACTACCTCCTCCGGAAGATCCGGCTTCTGTTATCGTTTCTGCTACAGGTACTATACCTAATAGTGTTAGAAGAAATTCCATTAATCTCCACCAGCATCTTTAATCTGTTCTTTAAGTTCTTCTATTGTTTCATGTCTAGTTAATTTACGTTTGGCTTTACCACCAAGAGAGTAGACTGCTCTCATTGTTTCATCGTGTTCAATAAAGTTTTTTTCAAGAATACGAACACGATCAATTAATCTAACAACCATGACAGTTAATTCAGCTAACTTCTTATCTGATAACTCTCTGGTGTCTCTAATTTCTTCATCTAATTCTTGATGTAAATTTTTAAGTGCTGTTAGAACATCTTGACGAAAAGTATTTGTGATCCATCGTATCAACCACCATAGCCCATATCCGGCTGCTGCTGCGGTTAAAACAGGAATACCTACCTTCTCAAAAAGTTCTATCACAATGCCTACATCCATTGCAATTTCCCTTTCTTTATGGACTTTTTAACATACTAATCAACCACATCACACCACTACCAACAAGAGCTAGAACAACACCAGCCCCATACATTCTCGATTTTTCTTTTTCAAGTGTATTAACACGCTTACTAAGTTGT